TCACCATTCCCTTCCGCCGAACATCGGTTTTAGCTGCAGGGCCGCTGCAGGCTCATAGGTCCATCGCCATTTGCCGTCCAGCGCTTTCGCTGTCCAAGCTGCTATTTCGTTCCTTGCTGGTTCTGAATAGAGCGTCAGCTTGTGGGCGTAGGTTTTGGCTGTCTCGTCTGGCACTGTCGTCAGGGTGTTCGCGAGATAATCCTCGATCTCGGTCTGCGCCACCTTCTTGTCCTGCTCATAGAAGGTGTAGGTATGGCCGAGGTACCGGGCAACGACAACCGCAACTTCTCTTGTGGCACTTGCCTCTCGCCTTCGCCGCACGCCGGTGCCACCAAATCCGTTTTTAAAAGTCCTTGGCACCACCGCCAACGCGATAGAGATCGCTTTTTCAAGATCATCTGAACCATGAGCCATGCTCGCCTCCCATAATGCGAAGACGCGGCCGGTTGACCGCGTCCGCGTTGCCCTACGCGTCTCGTTATTGGCTGATGATGACTTCTTTAACGGCCTTCTGGTTCCGGCCAGATATCGAATAAGTGCAATTGACCTCTTCGATCCTAAAGCTTCTGAAGGTGTCATAGACCTCTGGAACGGCATTTAAAGACAGTATGAAGCGGCCTTTGATACGGCGTAAAGCCTCTGCCATCTCAGCGAATTCATCTCGGCCGAAGACCCCGGAGCCATAGTCCATCTCGTTTCCGAAGTACGGCGGATCAAGATAGAAGAGCGTTCCCGAGCGGTCGTAACGTTCGATGAAGCGCTGCCAAGGCAGTTGCTCGATGATGACACCGGCCATCCGCTCGTGGATCGCCTCCAGCTGCGGAGCGAGCTTCAGGAGATTGAAGCGAGCGCCCTGCATTGTAACGCCGAAGTTCTGCCCGGCAACTTTTCCGCCAAAAGCCGTTCTCTGGAGATAGAGGAACCGCGCCGCCCTTTCCAAATCGGTCAGCGTGGAAGGGTCGGTACGAGACAGACGATCAAATTCCCGCCGGCTCGTAACCTGATATCGGAGGGTCTCCATGAACTGCGGATAGTGACGTTGCAATATCCTGAAGAGATTGGCGACGTCGCCACTGATATCGTTGATCACCTCCATGCGTGGCTGAAGGTTCCTCCGGAGGAATACCCCGCCCATTCCAACAAACGCTTCCGCATAGCTTTCGTGCGGCGTCTCATTGATACGGGCGATGATGGCCTTCGCCAAAACGCGTTTTCCACCGATATAAGGGGCGGCAGGGGTGGCCGGAGCAACCGGCATCAGATTCACCATTTCAAATATCTCTCGACTCAGTCACAGCAAATCCGCCCTGCAGGGTACGGGTGTGACAGTTATCGAACATTGCTGTCGGACGGGTTAGGTCGCCAAACTTTGGCCCGTCGCTTGGGGTGCACGAGGCACCTCGGGCCACCCGGTCTAGCCGGGTGGCGATTGCTGCCTATGATCCTTTGCTGCGATTTCGACAGTCATCAGCCAGCCTCCGCTTTCATCGAAGGTGAAGGCGTGCGAGATGCTGCCAGCGCTGAGGGTGCTTCCGGACCATTGACCAAAGCCGGGCAGCGACAGCGGAGCGCCCGCCATAGCATCCACATTGCCCTCGATCGTTAGACTGCCGGCCACGGTTGCCCGCGCCAGATCGGTCGCCTGTGTCTTGCTGCGCACTTTGGCTTCAGCGGATGATGGTGCTGGATGCAGCATAGAGGTTCGGGAGGTTTTGCCCTTGCCGCTGGTTTTCTCTTCAACCCATGCGCCGGCGTCCTCATCGAAATAGCCGGTAGCGACAGTGCCATATTCAGGTCGGCCCTCAGACGTGCCTTCCTCCAGCCACTCGACCTTGCCGAAGAGACCGTCCGGGCGCGCTTCGAGCTTGTTGATCCAGCCGATCGCGGGCGCGGCGTCACCGAAAATGGCCTTCTTGACGGTAGCGTGATCGATATCGATCGGGAGATCGACGGCATCCGCTTCGAAGCGCGACACCAGCAATTCCGGATCGATTGTGAAAACGCGACCGTCGCGGGCGTTCAGCTTTCCTCGCGGCGCGAGCTTTATCCACTCCGGTCCGCGCTTGGTCTCGGAAGACGCGGCGGACGGATCAGCGGCATAGGCATCAAGCACGGCGATACCCGTCATCGCATCGGCGGCATTCGGGGTCGCTTCAGGAGCGAGGCAGGAAAGGAAGAGGTCGGGGCGCTGTGTCATCATGACGGCCAATCTAGCCATCAATTCCAAGCATCCGGGCTGACACCTGTCAGCACGGCAAAATCAGTTCGTTGGGGGAGTGTCCGCATCTAATCCTCTTGCGGGGCGAGGATCAAGAGCAACGTCAAAATTGAAGCACGATTAAAGGCCGTGGGCGCGAATTTTAACCGTGGATGAAAGAAGGGGCGTGAAACCCCTTCACGCGCGTCTGTGGCCGTTTTATCGTGTCGGTCATCGCAACATGGGGAAATGGGTAATGAGGCAGGTTCTGGCGCTGGCAATCGTGGCCGCAATGAGCAGTTTCGCATACGCGGCGGACTGGCCGCCGGCAACAGATTATCTCGCGGGAAAAATGCTCGATTGCTCGACGGACGCGAAACCTCAGTTCTGCGAGAAAACCAAACGGTATTGGATCGAAGATTACAACAACGCGATCAAAGGGGAATACAACGGACAACGGAACATCGCGGCGTGCTTCAGCACTGGCTGCGACGGTTCCATTGCCGCTAACCCGGTGCTGGGTTGCGCATGGCGCGTCGTTATTGCCAATAGCGGCCATATGCAGACCAACAAGCTCGATGCCGATTGGCTCAAGATTTACTGCGGGGCGGAGTTCCTTGATGATACAGGAAGAGCGATGGCAGAAGTGCAGGCGCGTTCGATCCTCCAAAAGATCAGCAAAACAGCCCAATTGAACTAACCCCATTCCCGTATTATATTTCTGGAAGCGCGGCAGAGAAGTCCGTAGCCCTAGATGGCCCTTGGAGGGAGCCGGGTAAAGCCCCGGAATCGGTCCCTCCCTGCCGCGCTTCATTCCCACGGCCATTTGAAGCCTGCCCGTTCCACCTGCCTTCTTGCCTCCCTCTCGTCTTTCTGATGCAGCGAGTTCGCCCGCATGTAGCCGTTCTGGCTGATTGAAACGAAAGAGCGCCAGACCGACTTTCCTGCACGCCAGAAGATCGAGCGCGTGTTTTCCTTGCCGCGCAGGTCGGGCAGGATTTCCCCCGAAGACAATAAGTCTGGAAGGGTCGCAAAATCCTCCACAGGCATCTTGTGGCGCTCGATGCGCTCGGCGATCGCCTCACTGGTGATGGATATGACCGGCGACTTCGCGCCGAGCTGCTCCGCCAGCGCCGGGTTATGTCCCGCCGGCAACCAGACTTTTTGCGGCAAGCGCGGTGCGATCTGCAGATAAGGATCGCTCCAAAGCTCCTTCAGGACGCGGGTGGCGTCACCATGATCCGCCTCGGCAAGCTTCGCCTCGAAATTCTGGATCAGCGTTTCGGTGCGAGCAAGACCGGGATTGGTCGCCCATCCGGCATCAATGCCCGCCGGCACCATCGAGATCTCGCCAGTCCGCCGATTACGATACGCGACATCCGGGCCGAGTTCCGGCAGTTCGTCCGTGTACCAGATGGAAATGTCGTTACCGTCCTCGTCTTTGCCAATGACGCGCTTTGTGCCAATGAGCGTTTTCGCCTCGCGATCGGAAATCATCCGCACCTGGCACTTGCACATCCAACCGTTCGGCGGCCAGTGCGTTCGCCAGAATGGATGGTCGATCGGCAGGATCAGGCCTACCCACGCAAGATGCTCCGGCCGGGGATCGGCCGAGGTGGTGCGGACATAGAGAACATAGGGTAGCACCCGTTTGGACCGCTGCGCCCGTTCCCACTGGCCGGCCGCTCTTGCGGAGTTCATGTTCGACCAGAAGATGGTTTTCAGACGCCGGTCGCTGGCAAAGTTCACCATGCGATCAGGGTCGATCCCCTCGGGATCGGAAACCATGCGCGGTCCCCACCATCCGAGCTTCACCAGCTCCTTCTGGATATCGAGCTTCCAGTTTTCATAACCGCGCCCGGTGGTCAGGGCATTCGAAACGGTGGAGCGAAACGCGTTGAGCACGTCCAGCTCGACGGCCTTGGCAACTGTGAACTTGTAGGCGTGCTCCTCGGCCCACACATCCAGCCACGAAAACGCCGGCGCATTGGTCTTTCCGTCAAAGTACCTGACGACGCCGGCCGGCGGTGTGAGGGCCTTCCTGATCTCGGCCATGCCGGTCAGTCCGCGATATCGCCGATACCGCGAGCGATCGCGGTCAGCCGGCCGAGGCGTTCTGCCAATTTCGTGGCATCAGGGCGTTGCGTTTGAAGCAGCTTTAAAGCCTCTTCAAAGCTGCCGGCCGTTTCTACGATCGCGGCGATGGGTTGCACGATCGGATCAACCATTTGCTGCCAATCGTCCATGGCGTCGATGAAGAGTTTGTCGAGCTGCTCAAGCGCGTCCAACTCTCCGGCCTCGGCAGCAGCAAGGGCCTCACATGCTCCGCAGTGGCAGGCGCGACGATGATCAGAGACGATGGCCGATAGCGCGGCCACCTTGGACTTGACGTCTTCGTCCTCAGCCGTCTTTTTCGCATCCTTGACGGCGTCGGTTTTCGGGACGGTCTTTGGTTCGGGTTTTCCCTCGACAGGAGCCGTGGCTGCCGCCGCCGGCGGCGTCAGAAGTTCGTCACCGTCCTGCGGATCGGAGAGGCCGACCTTTTCGCGGATCTCGGCCTGCTTCACTTTCAAGCCGAGTGGCACCAGAGTTCCGAGCGCTTCCGACAAGGCTTTGACATCCTCGGGATCGGGAACAGGCAACTGAAGAAACGGATACCTTTCCTGCGGCCCAAAGTTCAGGTCCACGAACGGCTTGATAAGATCGCGGTTGATCGTTATGGCAAGCTGCCGGCAGTCAGCGCGCAACAGCTCCAGACGGACCTCGTTATGGATTTTGGCCTGCCCGAGCGAGGAGCCGTCATCGGATGTCATGGTCTGGCCGACGACAAGCTTGGAAATCTGCTTGTCGACATATTCAAGCAGGCCACCGAACACAGCCGAGCCGTTGCTGCCGTTCACCTCATGAAACTCGATATCCATGCCGGCCGGGATAATGGCGGCGGCGTCATTGGCGATCGAGGCGACGGCCTTCAGGAGTGTGCGCTTGTCCGCGCCGCTGGCACCAGCATTGTATTTGCCGACGCGCAGAGGCATGCCGTAGACTTCGGAGAAGGCCGCCCAGTCCTGCAGGCCGAACTGCTGGATGAGATAAGCCCACGCCGCCGGCCGGGCCATGCCACGGCGAAGCGGTAGGCCGAGACGGGTGCGAGGAATGTGGCGGATGAACTTTGCCTGTGGCAGCTCCTCGCCCTCGATCGAGCCGTCGACGGCAAGCCGAAGGTTCCGGAGCGACAGCCGGTCCATCTGAAAGAAGCGGGCATCACGATCGAGATAGGCGACCGGGCGCAAGGCCTTGCGCTCGTATTCCCACATCATCTCGCACACCGCGTAGGATTTATTGATCGCGTCCGGCAGGTGGCCACGCGCTTCAAGGAAGCCGTCATCATTGATCAGTTCCTCGATCGCCTCAACGATCTTGGCGGGAGCGCCGTTTGCCTCGATCGTCGGGTCGACACTTTCGATCGCCAGCCGGCGTGTCTGGAGCTGAGACGCATAGTGCAGATAGCGCTCCTCCATTTCTTCAGCGAGTGTCAGATAGGAGCGAGCGTTGCCCTCGGCCGCATCGCGCAGGATCGTGCCGAGGCGCTCAGGCGTGAGGCCTGTGGCCACGCGTTCCTCATGCGTCCGGCGAACACCGGCAACCGTGGGCGTTGCGATCTCTTCCGACAACGTCTTGAGGACGATTGGGCGGCCGTCAGGGCCGAGTATGGATGATGTGCGGGTGGTCACCAGTGCTGCCTTCCGTAATGGCCGTCTTCGTCGTCGTCATCGACGCTGTCTTCGTTCAGTGCGCTCGCCGCCATGTAGGCGTATTCGAACCACTGCTGGCGGCTGGCGTAATGCGCGAGAGCGAGTGCCACGGCAAAGTCGCCGTGGCGCTTCTTGTTGGTCTCACCCGTGCGGGCATCGGGGATTTTCGGGATGCCCCTGATGACCTTGACCAGCCGGATGTCGCCGAGGTGCTCATCATCCTTCACCAGCTCCAGCATGCCATCTTCTTCAAAGGCCGCCTTGAGAGGTGGCATGTGAAGCCGGTACCAGTCCGAGTTACTGGTGAACTTGATCGGGTCGATCAGTCCGCCACCGCCTTCGGGGTCCCGGAAACCGAATATGCGGCCCATGTCCTCGGCGACCGTCCAGCCCATGCCGGTGGCGTCGAAGGCAGCGCCAACAAGCCTCGGCGCTGACTTCAAGATCATGCCGGTGATCAGCTTCTGTTCATCACCTGGCACATTGCGCATCTCGACCGTGATGGCGCTGCGCCGGCAGAGCAGCTTGTCGATCGACAACAGCTTGGCAACCGACAAGTCGGCCACGCGGCCGAAGTCGAAACCGAAGGCATGCTGCCGGTCCCGCCGCAGATTTTGCAGCGCTGCTGTGAGCTGAAGGAGGCACGGTGCCATAAGAGTGGCGCGCTGCAGGCGGGAAAGCTGCAGATAGTTTGCGGGCAGCTCTAGCCGAATGATTGGAGCATCTTCCGGCTTCAGCGTCATGCGCGCTTCGATCAGGGGCGCGGGCAACCATGTGCCGCTACCCTGCGTCGGGATGCAGAAAAGCTCCTCATCCGCGCCGTCGCCATAAAACTTGATGATGTTCTGGCGCCACTCGGCTTCCGCCTCGGCAGACCATTCCTTGCCGGTGACCAGACAAATACGCTCATACAGACCTTCGTTCAGCGCATCGTCAAAATCGATGCGGAGGTGCTTGTATGGTTTTCGCCCGGCGAGGATGTCCTGAATCTGCTCATTGAAATGGTTGTCGACGCCGTTATGCGTTGAGCAGACCACGACCTGACCGCCCCACATGAGGAAGGCGAGCGCGGCCTTGAGCAGCTCTTTAAGGTTATCAACGAACGCGGCCTCATCGATCATGACCACGCCCTGCTTGCCGCGCAGCGAGCGCGGAGCAGACGAAAGGCCGATAATCTCAAAGCCGGAAGCGAACTTGATCCGGAATGCCTGTATCGAACGCTGGCCTTCGTCGTCGCTATCGTCAAAGACCGTTTCTTCGATCTCGCCGGCAAGCTGATTAAAGGCTCGCGCCCACATTGCGCAGGCGTCGATGAATTCGCGGGTCATCTCCTGCGAATAGGAGATGTACATCACGTCCATGCCGCCGGCGGCTTTGGTACGGGCCGCCTTCAGGACCGCATAGGACGCAAATCCCCACGTCAGACCGATACGGCGGCTTTTCTCGACAAACAGGACTTCGCAGCCGGCGCTCTCAAGCAAGCCGACCGTGCGCTGCTGATAAGGCAAGAGCGCCTTGCGGCGCTCGATGCGATCCAGCACGGCGTCCGTAGACAGACGCCGGGCCTTGATCCATTCCTCTTTCGAGATAGGCCCGCTCATTTCGTCACTCCAAGGAATTGATCGAGAATTTCGCGCGCGCCTTGTTCGGTGATGCCTTTGCTCTTCACGACAGCGGAAATTGCCTGCTTTGCCCGCTCGGCAAGATCAGCCTCGACCTTCTGGCGGCGGGCGGTCGAAACGCCCTGTGCTCGCGATGCAGAAAACAGGGCATCGGCAAGCGCCTTCGCGCCCTTCGGATCAAACCCGGCCTCGCCACCGGCCGTCACCAGTTCGAACACGAGCGTCTTGATCGCCTCTGAAGCGATCAGCGTGAGATCGTCGGAGGCGGCGGCATCGAACTTGCCAGCGAGCGTGGTGGCAATCTCCCGCGTCTGGTTGAGCCGCTGCGTCAGCGTTGCAAGACGGATTGAGTACCGGTTGAAAGCCGAAAACGAGGGGATGGTGAAATCCAGCTCGCCGCGATATTCGCGATGCACGCCCTCAAGCTTGCTGACGAAATCCTGATAGATTTCCGTCTGCGTTCTTTCACGCTTCTGCAGCTCCTCGGCCGCCCACGCGACGGCGTCGGCGCAGGCGTCGGGCAGCAGCTCGATTCCGGACAGGCGACCGCGACCCATCATCACACCGCCGGCGAAGGACGCTTCACGCCTTCGAGGATGGCCCGACGCTCGACGTGGTCGATACCGAGGCGGGTGATTTCAGCGATGAGCACGGTGCCTGCTTCGGTGTTGCGGACAGCACCGATGTCCGCCAGATAGCGGAGCTGCTGGCGAATCCATTCCCGCGATCGGCGATGGGCGAAGGTTTCGAGCACTGTTGAAAGGATGCTCTCGTTAAGGCGGCCATCAGGCTGGTCGTTCAAAGCCCGCAAAATGACGAGGCGAGCATCAACGGTGAGATGCTGGTTATAGTCGCTCATGCTGCAGCATTACCTTTCAGTAAAAAGTCCTCGACGCGATTGACGGTGCGCGCCACGCCGATCTGGCTTTCCTCCATCCGCCCGATTTTGCCGCTTAGCTCGGAGATCGACAGACGCATTTCCATGACGGCTTTCGCGTCAGGCAGATGCTTCATGTCGCTTTCGAGGGCTTGCGTTCGCTGGGCGATCGCGGTGATTGCCGCCATCATCGTCTTCTTTTCTTCAGCGTCCTGACGGCGAAACTCAGCCAGATCGCTGGCGGTCTTCTTCGCTCCGGAGGTGAGCCACAGCCAGATCGTCGCTCCGACCGAAATCACGAGCGACACCAGCCCGAGCCAAGACCGTACGTTTTCCATGTCCATCACCGGTACCTTTGTTTCTGTTCGTGTTTGGTCTGGCACCGGATGCACCGTGTGGCGGACGGAAGCGCGAGACGGCGCTCGCGGGGAATGTCGTTCGGGCAGTCTTCGCACTGGATGGTGCCGACGCTGCGCAATGAGAGGGAGGCAGCGGCGATGCCTGCCTCCCGTTCCTGCTCGGCCCGCATGTCGGCCTGTTCGAAAGCAGCATTTCCACCGAAGTTCATGGGGTGCGCTTCCAAGTCTTGACCGCTTCCACCGCCTGCTTTCCGAACTCCTTAAGCGTATGGCCGCCCATGTAGAGCGAGATGAACCAGCCGGTCAGCGTCATCAGCGTGGTGTTGTCGATCGGCTCGATGTGAATGCCGAAGACGCGCAGAGCCGGGAAAAGCAGGAAGGCGCAAATCCACAGAAACGCCAGCAGATACATCCAGCCCCAGCGCCAAGCGCTCTGCCAGAACCCCTCGGCCTGCTCGGCCTGGAGAAGTGCAAACTGCCCCTGAAGGCCCTTTTCATAGAGGGCGATCAACTCCGGCATATTGGCATTGACCTCACTGACGGCATTGCCGAGTTCCGCCTCATCGACGGACGGCAAGGCTTCCGGCTCGACGCCGAGACGCTCGGCAACCTGGTCGACCACGGTACCAGCGAGCGTCCCGGCAAGCCCGCCGACATGCTTCTCCAGCACGCCCTTGATGATGGGAGCGCCAACTTTCGTGGCGGCCGCGATGAGAATGGAAGTGATGGCTGCGCTCATGTCAGAAGCTCCGCAGCCAGCTCGCAAGACGCGGGGCCTTGTCGGCAACGCGCACGGCGATGATGTCCCGGTACTGGTACGCCTGCCATGCGAGATAGGCGACCGCGAGAACGGCAATGCCGCCGCCCACCCATGAAGCGAGATGATCGGGAACAATGGAGGTCGGATCAACCGGCGCTGGCGTGGTCACCGTGCTGACGACCTGATCGCCGGCCGCGACGGTCGTGCTGGCAGCGGTCGTTACCGTGCCATTCTTTGCCTTGCGGCGGGCGTCCAGTTCGCGCTGCAGGGTGGACAGCGTGGCTCGGCCGATCCTGCCATCAATGGTGAGGTCATAGGCCTTCTGGAACGTCTCGACTGCCGATCGCAGGATTTTGCCAGTGGCGAGGCCAGCATCAAAGCCGATGCTGGTGAAGGCCTTCCTGATGTCCTCGATTTCCGAGGGTGTAACCGACACCACAAAGATCGCAAACCGCGTGGTCTCGGAGGTGGGCGTCAGGCCGACGACATTGATGTCGGCAGGATACTTGCCAAGCAGCAGGATGTCGGCCTCTTCAGCACGGCGGCGTTCAAGGCCGCGCAACACTTTGCCGCCCGCCTTCTTCCAGAGACCGAGCCGCTGGCGCGTTTCGGCAGGTTTTCCGGCAAGGTAGGATTTCACCCAAGACGCCTTGAGGATCGCGCCCGTGTTCCAGTCGAAAGACACGCCGGCGTCGATCGCCTGTTCGCTGGCGCTTGCGCCAAGAGCCTTGACCACACGCGGCATGTAGTTTCGATCGACGGCAAGATCGAAAAGCCGATCGTTCTCCGCCTCGGTAATGACCATGCCGGCTTTCGGCACGATAACACCGGAGTCGGCGGTCAGGCCGGCACCGATCGTCCATTTGCCGACAGCATCACGATAGGCCTTTCTGACAACACCTTCGCGGGTGTAGATATATCTCCGCCCTCGCGGGCTGACGTTTCGAGGCATGAAAAAAGCTCCAGACGCGGATTGCGAACTGGAGCGACTATGCGTTTTTCAGGTTGAGCGCCGGGGCTGACAGGTGTCAGCCAAACCTAGAAGAGACTACCTTGGCCGTCATCTTCCTCTGCTTTCATGCGCCAAATCGTCCTTTCATGCAAGCCCGCAAGGCGTGCGGCCTCTCTGGCGCTCTTGCCTTCAGCCAGCGCCTGACGCGCTTTGCGCCGGGCATTCCTCATCACTGATACGGGGCCAAGGGGTATTACCTCTTTGCTGATGCCCTTTAAACGGCCTTCAGCGTCAAGGGTTGCAAGGCCACGGCAAATCCGATCGGCGGTCTCAAGACCGACCAGCGTTGTCAGCCAGTGATCCGGCTCAGCGCGGGGCGGAATGGAGACACGGGTGCCGCCATGGCTTTGTGCGATTTCAAGAGCGACGGATGCGCCGGCGATATCGGCTATGTCGCCGAGGATGCCCGGAAGTGTGCTCATGTAGAGTCACCGTCCTTGCTCCTCAGGTCGCGGGAATGCCATTCGCGCCGGAGAACAGTGGTGACCGTATTGCCCTGAAGCACCAATTTGACGCCTTCGACGGTTACACCGCTCGCGCCAGCCTTGACGCCGTTGGTCACAAGTGCTGCGATGTGCTTCCGGAAATGAAGCACATCCAGACCGTGCGCCCGCTCCAGATACCGAATGAGCGCATGATCGGTAACGATGATCTCCAAGGATGGCGCTGCACTGTCATCGGCCATGATTGATCCTGTTCGAAATTCTCAGTTGTTCTTCGGTCAGCGCCTTGAGCCGCACTTCCAGCTCGATACGTTTGTGTGAAAATCGCGGGAGCTTGGCAGCGCGTGCCGCCAGTTCGTCCCGCTTTGCCTGCAGAACGTCTATCTCCCGCTGCTCCGGCCAGCCGAAGAGCGGCATGACGGTCATGGGAGAGACGTCCCGGTTCATGGCGTCGGTGCCTCCGGTTGCCAGCGGATCAGAACGCCGGTGAACTTCGAGACACCCGGATGGTTTTTCATCCAGAACCGGCCCATCGTCTCCCGCGCTGTGCGGCCGTAGAGCTTGGCCGGATAGCTGTTGCCGAGGAGCTCGGGCGCGAAGCCGTCGCGGCGGGCGAACGCCTCGACCTCGGTCCTGTGCAGATGCACGCCGGCGATGACGATGCTGGCGATCAGCTCATTGATGAGATCGCTCACCACGATCTCGATCGGAACGACATGCGTGCAGACCGGATCGGCAATGATCTTGCGGCAATACTTGGTGCGCATGGCCTCGTAGAGCTGGACGCGCTCACCCGGCCGGGCATGGCGGGCGCGGTCACCGCGCACCGTCTGCCGCTTGTGGCCGCTCTCGATCTGGCCGCTGAAGAAGGATTTGAAACCGTAGGCGACCATTAGGCGCTCGCCTTCGTCTTCGGTGCGCGGCGGCCACGAATAAGCTTGCCGTAATAATCCATGACCGTGATCCATTCCTTGTCGGTCACGGCGCGATACGTGATTTCCTGATCGAGAATGCCGGTCACCGAAGGCCAGAAGCCATCGCAGAGCATGGATTTCAGCATGGCGTGCTGCGCGATCGCGATCTTGTAACCGTAACGCATGGTGTACGCTTCGCAGGGCTTGCGATCCGCCCATACCACACCGGCCTCGCGGGCAATCCAGCTTTTCAGGGCTTCGACAACCGCCCTGGCATCGTCGGCATTGTTGACCCACCGGCCGCTATCGAGACCGGTCTGGCGCTTGACGAACGCCTCCAGCGCCCGGTCTTCGCGGTCCTCGACTATGCCGAGATTGTAGGCTGCAATCCACAGCGACTGCATCTTCGGCGCATAGCGGCCGTCGAGGCGACGGCGACCATTGCGGCGCACGGCCACCGGCTTGTAGCCGAGGCGGCGCAGTTCTTTCATGACGGCGTCTTGCTGTGGGGCCGTCATCAGCGAGAGGCGCGACTGTCCTGTCACACGAGAGTAAATCTCGCGCTGCGCGTCTTCCTCAGTGATACCGAGCTGGCGGAAACCGCCGAAAATTGCACGTTGAATGCTCATGCTGCTTCTCCAAATTTTCCGGTTTCATCACCCCATACTGTCCAGCCCTTACGGTTGGTCCGGCTGAAAAGCTCAAGCCGCCGGGCGTTCGGCATCAGCTTTTCGGCCTGCCGGTAGCCTTCCTCGGGCTTGCGGGAGTGGCCACGGACCACACCGGCAAAGGAGGAGCGGACAGATTTCGTGGTTTTCGGCTCGCCGCGCCTGCCGATCAGGATCGGCTCGTTCGAGGTGCGGAACACATAGCCGGGACCAAATGCCTGCTTGCCGTTCTTCGTCGTCTTTTCCCATGATCCCATGGTGACGAAATCAAAGCCCCAAGCGAGCAGAACCTCATAGGCCTGAATGACCATTGGATTGGTGGCCCAAAGCCAGAGAAGGCAATTTTCCGAGGCAAGATCGAGAACCGGCATGGCCTTGATCTGGTCGAGCGACATGCAGTTGTAGTGAGCCTGCGCGGACTTGCCTTCACCCTTCTCCGACCGCAGCTTATAGAGCCACGGTGGATCGGCCATGATGAGGTCGAAGGAGAATGGCGGGAGGTCACCAAAGGGCCAAAGCTCGGGAAACAGCCTCATCGAACTGGCTCCAATTTTCTGGAGTCAACGATGTGCGATTGTGAATCCGACCTGCTAATCTCAACGTGGGCTGCTAGCCGGTTTCGATACTTTCGGAGAAGTGAATGAAGAACTGGATGTCTATATGCATCGTCCTTGCGATCGCTATTGCAGCGATAATAAATGGGATCGTTTACAGGGAGCTGATCTTCAGCACCATTGGCACGCTCACCGAACGGCGCGTTCTCGATTGGATCAGCGCACTCAGTGGCTGGGCTGCTGCTTTCGCGGCTTTGGTGACGGTCCGGGTAATGAGGTCGCAGCAAAGACTGGATCACCACCCAAACATAGTGCTGGCTAACCGTGTATTGGCGATGGCCAAAAACTACCATGATGAGGCGGCAAAACGGCTCGATTTCGTAAGTAGTATGCGTGAGCATGACCGCAATCAGGAAGGTACACTCGGTTTGGACGAGCTTTCTTACTGGGGAAATCGGATCGATGATTTGCTCTTTGATCGGTTCGATCAGACCATCGGGTCGAACAATGTTACCGATCGGATCGGCGCCCAAAATATGATTGGAAATCTGACCCGAGAAATCCAAAGACATGGTCGTGTTCCGCACATCGTCATGGATGTTGGACTGTTCGGATGTCTTGCGAGGTACTTCGCGGCATGCATTGAGAGCTGCGAAAATTACAAATCCAGATGGGAGCGGCCAAACTGGCTTTTTGGATAGCCATCTCTGCGCGTTGGTTAGGGTGATTGCCAGACTAGGAGCTGGGAAAAGGCCGCTCATGCTGCACCTCCCTGTGGGAACACGCGCTCGATGTAGCCGTAATCGTCATTTGCACTGACCGAGATGCCAGCAGCCTCGACTGGGCCGTATCCTTCTACGAAGTCGCTAGGGCTGAAATCCTCCAATCCGTGTGCAAAAAGATCTGCAATGCGCTCGGCGTGGGCGAGATAAGCATGCTCATTTGTTCCAAGGTCAGTGATGACGGAATTGAACTCCGCCATCAGCTTGTTGTTGAATTTGCTTTCGTCCAAAGTGACGACAACGCGGCGGGTGACATCAAACGTGAAGGTTTTCATGACTGGCCTCACGCCTTCGCCAGATCGATCGTGATAGCCTGCCAATCGGCCTCAAGGCTGTCGCGCTTGTAGAAGCGCACATATTCCTTCGAGCCGGTCACGCGGATGGCGTCACGGATGGCTTCCATGGCCTTCTTCCAGCGAGTGTCCTCGATCTCCAGCTTGAGCAGCATGAACACGTCTGCACGGTTCACCTGACCTTCCTTTTCGGTGTTGAAGGCACGGGTGACGATGGATTGGATTTCCGGGCGGCTGTCGGCGCTCCATTCCGTCAGGCACTCATCAATGAGCGTCTTTGCAACCTGCAGCTCCGGGCCGAAGGTGATGAGGTCAGAAACTTGCACCTGAATTTTCATCAGGCCGTCATAGGTCTGATAGGTGCGGTTGCCCTTCTTGCCGCCGATCGTGACGTTGTACTTTTCGCCGAGCAGCGCATCCAGTGCGGAGAGGTCCGCTGCAGTATGACCACGGAACCGGGAGAGCTGTGCATTGAGGTTTAGGGCGTAATCGATGCATTTGCGCACCGTCTGGTCTTCAAGCTTGTACTGATCCTTGACGTTGGCGACTGGATCGAGGCCGCCCTTGGCGTTGTGCATGAACTCGCGACCATTGATGATCGTGACGCCGGGCTTGCTGGTTTCTTCCAAGATAACGGACTGCATGTAAATTTCCTCGTTGTTCGAACTGGATTAAAGGGCGCTCAAACGCCCTTCGAAGGCGCCTTCAGGAGCTGTGCGGAGAGCGCGGGAAGGGCACAACGTTGGTGCCAGGGCGCATCAGGTGCAGGATCGTCGCGCTTGCGGGAGGGACGAGCTTATTCAACTCGGCGCTGTTCAAGAGCTGCATGTCGTTGAGCTGCGTTTCCATGGCGACGGCCATCTCGGCATAACCGTCGAGGCGCTTCACCAGCAGCTCGACCTCTTCGCTGGACATGACAACGCCGCCATGCCGGTGTTCGGCAATCCTGTTGCGGGTGTCGCGCAAACGATCGGAAAGGTAATCAAAACGCTTCACTGTTCGTCTCCTTTATGCGGCTGTGAGGGCAATTGTTCCGGCAGGCCTGATGCATGCGAACGGCGTTGGCGCTGGCGGTGCTGAAGGGGCGGCGCTGCCAACCGAGGCAGACATCTCGACCGATCTCCTGCAGGACCGGGCAGCGCACGGTCTCGGACATGAGAGCGCCGCGCACGAGCTGCTCGATGCGACCGACATCGCCGGGATAGCTGTTCGAAAGGAGCTGGCTGACAGTCGAACCGGCGTAGCCGATGCGTTTGCCGACCAGCGTCTGGTTTTCGGCGTTGCAGGCCTCCGCCAGAGCGATAATCCATTCCGGGGGCTGCTCGCCCCATGCGGCGCGGGCCTTTTCCAGATTGTCGGGCTTGGGCTTCGTCGGGGTCATGCTTCGACCTCGACAGTCTCCGGCTCGCCGAAAATCTTCTCGGCGTTCGGGTCATAGATGCACTCGGTTTTGAGGAGCTTCGGCGCGATCGGGCCGGTGTTGCGAACAAGCCGCCAGATCGTTGGCTCCGAGCGGGTTCCCTTCTGCAGAACGGTCAGGTACCCGGCCCGGAGCAGGCAGGAAATATAAAGCCGGGCCGAACGCTGCGCGACCGTTAGCGAATCCGTTGAGGCATGCACCGAAATGTCGATGAGCTTGAAACCATTCCTGAAGAATGGCGAGCGCATGGCATTCCAGAGCGCCTGCCGAGCCGTCATCGGATCGGCGATCAATGTACCGTCCCGCTTGAATACCGGCGTGGCCGACTGTCGAGCCACGATGCGGAAGAAGGCCATGCCACGCGGGTTGCCCTCACGATAAGGACGAGCGTCGTGGCGACCTGAGAGAAATAGATCATTCCGAGGATGAAGCAGGTGACGGCCCACAGCGCGGAAACGTCTTTTACGATCTGGCTTTTCGCGACACGGCAGACGAGCTGCAGGAATGGCGCGATGCTGCTGACTATATTCATCGGCGTGCTCTCTTCCTTGCGGCGGCGCGAGTTGCTCTCAGCGCCTCCATTTCCTTGATGTGTTCCTCTAGGAGCTGGTCCTCGATCATCTCAGCGTATTCGTCCTCGATGACGGTCAGGCCGAACTCGCCCGGCACGAAACCGAGCAGCTCCTTGGCTTTGGTGGCGTGGACAAGCGCGATGAAGGCATCGAGCGGAATGCGGTGTTCGCCACTTCCTTCCGAGGCCCATTTGTCGAGTATCGCGCTTGAGATCGTGCGGCCGAGGTACTTGCTCATGGCGCTGGCGATCTCTGATCGCTGCCAGCCGTTATCGCGGGCATCGCGCAGGGCGCGGGCGATAAGGCGGGATATGCGGTTGTCGAGCGGGCCGCGACCGGTCACGCCTTCCTCGTAGCGGATCGCCACCTGTGGCGGCGTCCACTCGAAAAGGTCTTTCGTGAGGGGGTCGCGGCGTTTGCTCATCGGCGAGCAGACCTCCGGTCGGCAAGCCAACGCATGACGGAAGCTTCGTTCAGGCTAAAGAACGCGTCCTGTTCGTTGGGCTTCAGCCGCGTAAAACGGTCATTGAGCTTTTCCCATGCGGCCAGCGGGTTAGCGCGGGGAACCTGATCGATGATGGCGATGGCGTCGGCGTAATTCGTCGCCTCGCCGGAAATCAGCAGCTCTACGATACGGGCGGCGCGCTCATATGGCTGGCCAGCAATTTCCAGAAGGGTTTGCTGGTTGTCTGCCAAGCCCTCATCCAGCGCGATACGCTCCCGCAGTTCAGCCGGGATGCTGGCAATCTTGAGGGCGTTGAAAACATTGCGGCGGCTGATCTTGAGGAAGCGCTGTGCTGCCTCGCTGAAGGTGCCGGAGAACGCGGCGGCGGTCTCGATGGTCTCGTCGTCGGAGTTTGGTGCAGACTCTGCACTTAATTCCTGCTTTGGTTTCGGGCCGCGCCGGACGGGGTTCGCGGCTCGCCATATCGCGCACCAGTCAGCAACGTCGACACTATGCTCTAGCGCCGTCAACTCGTGGCGATAAAGCGTTTCGGAGATTTCGGTCAGGCGGATTTGGGCGTCGTTCGCGAACTCGTCCGATTGGCGGACGATAGCGGATATGTCGATGCCTAGCGATGTGGCTGCAGCTAGGCGCTTGGCACCAAAGACGAGGCGATAACGCCCCTCGGTACCGGCGATGACCTCGACCGGGACGCGCTGCCCGATTTGTTGGAAGCTTTCGGCCAACGCCTGAATGGCGTCGGGTGAGACTTTTTTCGCGTCGGAGGAGACGTCGATCAGTTGGGGAGACAGAAATTCAATCTGCATATGGCACTCTGGATTGTCAGGAAAGGATGCGCGGCCTGACGGAAACATCAGGCGGCGCTCTGCGCGCCGTCAGGCTTCGACGACTTTTTTGCACTGGCGTTGCAACTCTTGTTGCTGCTAGTCTCCCTTTCGTCATGGCGGCCACGGGTGTAGCTGTCGGGAAACATTTCGCGGAATGGAACGTCCAGCGCGTTAGCAATCGCTTCCGCGCCGGGACGGCTGGCACCGATCATGCCTGCACGGCAGGCGCTGGCATAAAGGCCTGCGTCGCGTGCGATGCCTGTGAGGGTCATTCCTCTGCGTCTGATTTCCGCAAGTATATCGTGGCGGTCCCACTTTTTGGTGGTCATGACATCTCCTTTTGTCGGGTGCCCTTGCCGGGGCAGTCGGCTGCAATGTGTTCAAACTAGAGCCGCGACCAATGTAGCAACTTATAAGTTGGATAACAACACTAAAACGGTTCCCACTTTGTTAATGGGCGTCTTTTAAGTTGGACTACTGAATGTCGTTTGCGATCAATGAGTTGGTGTATGTTTCCAATGACAACAGAAAGTGGGAACGTCGTTCCCGCTGGCGATTTTTATCTTGATGAAGGTGCAAGGGAGCGACTTTCCGAGGTCATTACGCGAATCGGAAGTTTGGTCCGAGCTGGCGAGATTGCGGGCGTGACTGATGAACAGGTTCGACGCTGGCGCGACGGCAAGGCCAAGCCAAATTTCGGAAGCATCGCAGCTCTGACGTACGCTGCCGGCAAATCTCTTGATTGGCTTGCGAAGGGCGAAGAAGCGCAGTTGCCGGTTGTTTCGAGCCACGCACAAGTAACCGCAAACGCCGAGGCCGCAGGTTTCACGCTTGTCCCACGCCTAGACGTGCAAGTCTCCGCAGGCCATGGTCGCGTGGCGATGGGCGAGGACCCTTTAGAATACCTAGCTTTTCAGGCAAATTGGCTTCGTAGTCGTGGTATAAACCCCAGCACTGCCCGTGTCCTAACGGCTCGCGGCGACAGTATGGAGGAGACAATCCGTGACGGAGATATTCTGCTCGTGGATACGTCCATCGACAGGATAAAAGACAACGCCATCTATGTGGTTGTGTATGGCGAAATGGTTCTGGTGAAGCGAGTCCACGGGCGATTAAACGGTTCCCTGCAGATACTCAGCGACAATCCGCGCTACCCTCCCGAGGAGGTAAGTCCGGGCGAAGTTGATTTGCTCAATATTGCGGGGCGAGTAATGTGGTTCGGCCGCTCGATATAG